GCATTGAGGCCAAGGAATCTGAGGCCAGCGCACAGGCGTTGCGCAAGTCCCTGCCGAAGGACGGCGAGGATACCGACTGGACCGCGCGCGCGGCGCAGATTCGCGCCGAGCGCAACTCGCTGGCGCAGACGGAAGAGGCGGAAAAGGCAGGCATTGGGCGGGATGCAGCCGTGGCCCGCGAAGCCGCCGATGGTGATTTCAGGCAGAAGGAAGCCGAGTTGCGCGCTGTGTTCGAACGTCGCTTGGCCGAGCTGAAGCAAGAGAAGGCGGACAAACTGGCCAAGATCAGCGAAGCGGAACAGTCAGCGCTCGCAGAGATCAACGAAAAGTACAAGCCCGCGTATGAGCGACTGACCGCAGAGCTGGCTGCCGCTCAAGAGAAAGCCGAGCAGCAGCAGCGCGCCGCCGGCATCCGCGAATCGGAAGCGATATTCAGCAAGCGTGCCCGCGAAAAGAACCTAGAGTATGATGCGCTTACCCGAACGCTGGAGCGAATGGACGCGCTGAAAAAGGCGCAGCTCGACAACCTGCCCATCGAGGGCTTGGGCTTCGAGGGCGACACGGTGACGGTAGACGGCGTGCCATGGCACCACGTCAACACCGCCCGCCGGGCGATGGTTGCTGCGCAACTGGCCGCGATGCTGAGGGGCGAGTTGCCCTTCATGGTGCTGGATGACTGCGAGCACTTGGACTCCGACACCAGGCGCGAATTCGAGGAAGCGATTGCGGCGTCCGGCTTCCAAGTGATCGAGGCTGTCGTTTCTGATGGCCCGCTCGCCGTCGAAGTTCGGTGATTACCTTGCGTGAATTCAACCGCCGCGCGCGCGGCGGAAACGTCAACCAACAACCGGCGCCGAGGTTCGCAAGACGTTAGCGGGGTCTGCAATGGCGGATCGGAACCCCAACGGAAGCGGCGTGTCTTCGCGATACGTGTTGACGCTGCACGGACACTGCCCAAGCAAGAAGAATTTATGGCGCCGCGGGCGCGGCCAGAAAGCCTACATCGATCGGTCTTCGCAGGCGGAGATCGATTCCCTCGTCCTCCAGGCGCGGTCTGCTTGGAGGCGCGCCCCTTTGTCCCACCCGTCAATTGACGTTTACATCTACACCCGTTCGCGGCGCCAAGACCGGGACAATATTGTGACTACGATACTGGACGTGCTGGTGAAGGCTGAAGTCCTGACGGGGGACAACATCGCCCGGTGTAACGGAACGTTGACGGTCCATCCGGCGAAGATCGATCCCCACGAGCGCGTCGTGATAGAAATCCGGGAGGCGGTGTGAAGAACAAGCCAACATGGTTCAAGTTGTACCCAGCAGAGTTCCTGGCGGATCGTAACGTCGAGCGGATGAACATCGATGAATTCGGTCTTTACTGCTATCTGTTGATGCGCGGCTGGTTGGACGGCGGGATTCCGGCGGATCTGGACGAGATCGCGCGGTACGCGATGCTGCGTGGGCTTCCACGAGAACAACTGGAGAAGATGTGGGAAGCGGTCAAGTTGTGCTGGATTCCGTCCGCAGATCCTAATACGCTAGTCAACCCCCGCCAGGAGCGCGAGCGTGAAGCGGTCCGAGACTACTGGGCGGCAAAGTCGAAGGCAGGGAAGGCGAGCGCGGAGAAGCGGCAGAAAGCTAACGCGTGCGCAACATGTGTTGAACAGCCGTTCAACACTCCGTGCGCAACATGTGTTGAACAGCCGTTCAACACTAAGACTCAGACTTCAGACAACAGACCAGCACAACAGACGGATGTTGTGACGCCGAAACTGAAAGAAGCGTTTGACCGTCTGGCGGAGCGGTATCCGAACTGCACCGACGTGGATTTCGCGTTTCAGATCTGGATGGGTTACTGCGAGACAGGCGTTGTCACAGAAGCGAATGTGCATGAAGTGGACGAAGGGTTAACGCGGTATCTCGATTCCGATCTCTGGTCGCGCGACAACGGGCGGTACATCATCTCGTTCGCAAAATGGCTGCACGGTAAGAAATGGCGGGATCGGCCGCAGCCGAGCGCTGAGGCGAAGGCGAAGGCGGCGGCGAAGAACGTGAAGCGGTCGTCGGAGGGCAATGACCCGAACGCGGAGTGGGTGCCGTCCTGGAGGCAGGAGGTCGCGTGATGGCGCAACTGGACGCGGAGCGGGTTAAGGAATGCGCTGATATCGTTCGGGTCGTCGGCGATTACGTCCGGCTGAAGCGCGGCGGCAATGCGAATGAGATGGTCGGGTTGTGCCCCTTCCACAAAGAGCGCACGCCGTCTTTCACAATCACGCGCGACAAGCAGTTGTTCTACTGTTTTGGCTGTCAGGCGAACGGTGATGTTTTCGACTTCGTGAGGAAGATCGAAGGGTTGGCGGCCTTCGGCGATGCGGTGAAGCGCGTCGCGGAGTTGGTCGGGATTGATCCGGCGGACGGTTCCAAGACGACGCCGAAGCCGCCGCGGGCGCGCGTGCCGGAGCCGGACTGGGAGGAGCCGAAGCAAGCACACGGAAAGATCGTCGCGACGTATCCGTACACGGACGAGCACGGGAAAATCCTGTACGAAGTCTGCCGCCTGGAGCCGAAGTCTTTCAGACAGCGAAGACCGGACGGGAAGGGTGGCTATACGTGGGACATGAACGGCCTCCGGCGCGTCCTCTATCGGCTGCCCGAGGTGTTGAGAGCCGACACGGTGTACGTCGTCGAAGGTGAAAAGGACGTTCACACGCTCGAAGCTGCGGGCGTGGTGGCGACGACGAATTCCGGTGGCGCGCACCAGAAATGGCAGCCCGAGTGGACGAAGGCCTTGGCGGGTCGGCGCGTGATCGTAATCCCTGACAACGACGAGCCAGGCAAAAAGCGTGCGGCGACTATAGTCAAGGAACTGACCGGGCAAGCGGCCGAGGTCATCCAGATCGAGTTGCCGGTGGGGAAGGATGTAACGGACTTCTTCGAGGCTGGACACACTCTGTATGACCTGGAGCAGTTGGTTGACGAGGCGCGCAGGGCCGCGAATCGGGAGGTAATCGAGAGGCGCGGACTTCTGGACCCGCGTGAAATCATCGAATACTGCGACGGCGGAATAAGCGCGTTCCTTAACCCGTCGAAGCGGCAGAAAGGTATCGAGACGGGGTTCCGGCGGTTCGATGAGATGACCCTCGGCATGCACCCGGGCGAGCTTATCATTCTGGCGGCGCGTCCGGCCATGGGGAAAACGGCGTTGGCGCTGAACATCGCGGCGAACGTGGCGAGCCGCGGGAAGGTGGTCGCGATCTTCTCCCTTGAGATGTCGCGTGAGTCCATGTTGACGCGGGTCGTCTGCGCGCGCGCACGCGTCGATCAGATGAAGTTCCGGGCGGGGTTCCTGAATCGGGACGAGCGCGACAGAATCCGGCAGGCGCTCAGCGAAGTATGCGACATGCCGCTGTTCATCGACGACCATGCGGCGGCGGATCTGAAGACGGTCCACGCGAAGCTGGCGAATCTCCGGGCGCGGAAGGGTCTCGATCTGGTCGTAATCGACTATCTTCAGTTGATGACGGTGAAGGCGCGCGAGAACCGCAACCAGGAGGTAAACAGCCTCTCGCGTGGTCTGAAACTGATGGCGCGGGAATTTAAGGTTCCGTTCTTGGTTCTCTCCCAGTTGAGCAGGGCGCCGGAGCAACGGCCCGGAAATCACCGTCCCCAATTGAGCGACCTACGCGATTCGGGCGGAATTGAGCAGGACTGCGACGTGTGCGCGTTCATCTTCCGGGAGGAGGTCTACAAGCCGGATCGGGAAGACCTGAAGGGATTTGCGGAACTGATCGTCGCGAAGCAGCGGAATGGCCCAGTGGGAACAGTGAAACTGACGTTCCTCAGGGAGTTGACGAAATTCGAGAACTACGCGGGAGGAGGACACGAATGAAAGACAGCAGAATCGAGTGGACGCACCACACGTACAACCCCTGGTGGGGATGCACAAAGGTGAGCCCGGCCTGCGATCACTGCTACGCTGAGCGGTGGGCGAAGCGTACTGGCTTCGATGTCTGGGGCAAGGACGCCAGCCGCCGGTTCTTCAATGACTCGAAGTGGGATGAGCCACTCCGGTGGGATCGTGCAGCGGCGAAAG